AACGACTGGAATAAGTATCCCACAGCTACCATTCACCTAGAGACTACCAACACTTCCTTTTTAGAACTGGGTAAACTCTATCGTGATATGGGGATCAAGAACAATGCTTTTCACTTAGCATTAATCAATCCCCTACTAAAAGAGGTAGATCCGCATTCTAGCAATCTCACTGAACGTGAGATCGCAATGATAGCTGCTGAATGCAAGATCAATCCTTGGTACTACATGCGTGAAGTACTAAGAGCTCCTCCTGAAGGGGGTCTAAATCCACGTCCTGTCAAGGCTAATCGTTCTAACATAGCACTCTGGTGGTTATTCTTCAATCATTGTACGGTATATCTAGTACAACCTCGTCAGACAGGAAAGTCATTTAACACTAATGGTCTTTCTACATACCTCATGGACGTCAGATGCGATAACACCAAGATTAACCTGTTAACCAAAGATGATAGTCTAAGAAGAAAAACCATTGATAACATCAAAGAGATACTTGATTATCTTCCTGATTACTTGGATATGCGTATCAAGAAAGATGCGAATAACGGTGAGACGATCACCATCAACCAGAAGAATAACCAATATGCAACATTTGTAGCACAGGCTTCTCGTAAAGCAGCACTTAAAGTAGCCCGTGGTGATACAGCACCGATCTTCCACATAGACGAAGCTGCTTTTATCTCCAATGCATCGATTACTTTCCAATCAGCACTCCCTGCTATGGGTGCTGCTATTGATATCGCCAAAGCCAACGGTACTCCATATGGCGTGATCTTCACTACTACTGCTGGTAAGAAAGATGACCCTGATGGCAAATATGTCTATCAACAGCTCATGGAAGCGATGGTCTATGATGAGAGATTACTCTTTGACGTCAGTTCCCAAGAAGAACTAGAAGAAATCGTTCGTAAGCATAGTAGAGTCGATCGTAAGAAGAATCCTCGTGGTGTATATCGTGTCAACTGTACGTTCTCCCATAGACAACTCGGTTACTCGGATGAATGGTTGATCGAGACCATGGAAAGAACTCAGTCTGAAGGTGATGATGCTAACCGTGACTACTTCAACGTCTGGACTGCTGGTAATGAAAGATCTCCGATATCTACTCAAGATGCTGAACTTATATCGCTGTCTAAAGTAGAGAAACCCAAGGAAGATGATATCCATAGCTACATCTTCCGTTGGTATGTGGAAGATGTCGATCGCTATATGAAAGATAACCATTGCATCATGGGTATCGATACTTCTGATGCTTCAGGTGGAGATGATATCGCCGTAGTCATCTCCGATGTGAAGACAGGTAAAGTCATTGGTTGTGGTAACTATAACTACACCAACATCTTTGTCTTTGGTAAGTTCATTGAGTCTTTTATCTTGAAGTACACGAATCTCACCGTCATCATCGAAGCAAGATCTACAGGTGTAGGACTACTGAACTACTTACTGATAGCATTACCTGCAAACGGTATCAATCCTTTCACCAGACTCTTCAACCGTATCGTCAATGAAAGATACGAGAGTGATGTCAATAAAGAGTACTACGAAGAAGCCATGCGCTATGGCAAAAGAGAAGATATCATCAACAAGTACAAGAAGTACTTTGGTTATCCGACTTCTGGTGCTGGACTTTATTCAAGAGAATCTTTGTATGGTGGGGTATTTAGAAAAGCGATCAGTATAGCCAAAGATAAGATCCATGATATCGTGTTAGCTGATCAGATCCTAGGACTTGTTATCAAGAACAACAGGATCGATCACGACGACTATGGTCATGATGACATGGTCATCGCTTGGCTATTAACACACTGGGTGATGAGTGAGGGGAAATCATTAGAGTCTTATGGCATCACGCCTTATGAGATCTACTCTCGTATCGCTGAGAAACCCATAGAAGAGATCCCTTACGAAGAGCAAGTACAGAAGTACGAGCAAAGAAAGATCCGAGAGAAGATGATCCAGCTCTATGATGAGCTGCAGAATAACAGAGACTACTACATCGGACTTAAGATCGAACAAGAGCTACGTAACCTCAATAAGAAGCTGATCTTGGAAGACCATGAGGTATTCTCGATAGAACAGCTTATACTGCAAGCTAAAGATAAGAGAAAGTCTAGACGTTACGACTAGATTTCCAACAGGTAAATCTAGGAGATACGATTAGACGTCATATATCCCTGATACACCCACTACAGGTGTATCAGGGTAATGATGTTATTGTTTCTGTTGTCTTGTCAAAGCAAAACCAAATATTACGGTGGCAAAATACAGTACTTTGATCCCATGTAAGGTGATCAAAGTAGTTTCAGTATCTGCGACATGTCCTGTGATCCAAGTGATCACCAGGATAAATGGAACCATCGCAAGTAGTAATTTGTAGGATTGTTTGATGTTGACTTTGTAGAGTAGTAAATAGTAGGCTACTGTGATAACGTCAATAGTGGTGACAATTATGAAATAGTTTGCTGTAGTCATGGTGTTATTCAGTGGTAATGGTTGTTATGACGAGATTATGTGAAAGTATCATGTTACCTCCAAGTTACAGAATCGGTTGGAATCTGTAACAACCTATCTTCTATATTTCAAGAAGAATGTCTGTTCAAACGATTAGATGTCATATATACCCTAGTAGTACCATTGATAGGTACTACTAGGGTGATATGACGCGTAGTCTTTTTTTTGCTATCACTTACTGAAATAGCTCATGGTAAATGCTCTTAACAGTAAGTACATCAATAATCCTGTCCTAACTGCTGCAATCTGTGCAGGTGTTTTCACCTGTGCAGCATGTTTGACGAGTTTCTCAGTATCCTGTCTGATACGGATCAACAAAGGGTCTTGTGATCTAGAGCTTGTATAGATCCCTTTCATGCGACTTAACAAGTATCCCAGATCATCCCGATGTCTATTGATATCCTGTCCAAGATAGCTAAACGCATGCTCGATGATATCATCTACCCATTGTGTCATCTTCTTGTTCTTGGAGATCTCTTTGGGGATATACTCCAGGACTTTGATCAAAGTAGTAGGATTCATGACAGGAACTGCACTACTGATGATATCGATCAACTGATCTTTGATGAGACTATTTCTGTCTTTTAAGATATCGAACAAGTAACTGCTGTACTTGTTCTTGATATTGATATCATCCTTAAGCTCTACTTCACCATCAAAAAGAGCCAGTTTACTATCCCCACTGATCTTCTTACCTTGGTTGTGGATATTGATAAAGATACCATAGATGTTAACCAGCATACTACGGATACGTGTTTGCGTATCCGTGATGATGTATGCAACAGAAGCTGCTTCTTTACCTTTAGAAGAGATGTCTGGTGACATCGTCTTCAAGGTGTTGCTGTGAAGATGATAGATGATGTCTAGTGCTCTATCTCGAAAGAGTTTACCCCAGGAACCTTTCTGTTTGATGGCAAACTTGTTATTGAGTGCTGCAAGTGTGGCTTCTGCTTCACCTACTGAACATTGATATTGCCAATGGACCCACATACGTGAGGTGATGAATTTGTATTGCAATAACTCTAATGCTATCGCTGCACCATTTTCTTTTAATCTCTCTGGCAAAGATGAGATCAATATCACATGTGCGATATAGACCAATGCCAGGTTGCAAGGATCTCCTGCAACCTGATAGTACTTCTTCGGGATGAGTTTATCACATCCCTTAGATACATCTTTCTCATCGATACCTAAGATATCATGGAATATCCTTTCTCTATCAATAGGAGTAAACTTGACATTATAACAACCAATGAGATTACCACCAAAGAACTGTGCATGATCACGGTTCTTGGTGATAAAGGATGTCTTCATGACCTCGAGTTTATGCACTAATTGTTCATCTACCACTAAGTGCTTGCAAGCAAGATCAAAGACCTCTTTGATAGACCTTGGCTCATTCATCATCACTCCCATCTCTAGTCCTGATGTGACCACGATAGACATGACCTTTATACTTAAGGACATAGTCCTCCATAGTGACACGTATCCCTTCTTGGTTCAATGGGAGATCATTTTTACTATCACTATCGATCGTGATCAAGTATAAGTTCTCACCATTCATGATGGCATCTTCTTTGAGATGATCGAAGGTATCAAGACTTACTTCTTCATCTTTGACGACATGAATCGTCGCATCTTGATCTTTTTCTAAGATATCAGATACGATCCGTCGAGCGATGTCCTCATCAGGAACATCGATGCCGACAGTATCTTCACTTTCTGTCGTAAATGATGTTCTTTTAGCGATAGCTTCAGATCTGTCATGATAGACATCATTTAAAAGACCTGCGATCGTCTCTGACAAAGAACCTACGATCTTAATCTTTCTTTCGCCGAGTTGCGCTAAAGCTTGATCATACATCGAGACGTATTCATCATCAGGAAGTTTACTTTTACTATCGGTGTATTCTTTTTCTATCATGTCACACTCCTTAGATAGAGAAATTCGATAAGACAGTCACTAACTCATCTGTCTTATCTTGGATGATCTTGATCGATTCTTTACTGATCCTGGCATAAAAAGCAACTTCAGCCATCGAGGGGAATAACTCGATGGCTTTTCTGCGATGCTTACAGATGAAGTCTATCGTGTTAGCTCGATCTAGTGGTACTTGACGATATCTTCTTAACATACCAGTTGTAGCGTGCTTGTGTAGTCTGATCTCTGTGAGTAATGGCTTGATCACTTCTACTTCCGTAGAAGGGACATCGGGGATCATCGATTGTGGTGATGAAGATCTTGTAACAAGCGATCAGTAGTACTTCAGTGTTATTCACCAAAGTTTCGTTATCCATGTCTTCATGGATCTCTTTTAAGTTAAATATATCACTCATGTGAACCTTTTCAAGTAAAAAGAAGTATTCATCTCCTCCCTCCTAGCATGAATCTTACATGTCTGGTCATGTTTTCTTTGCTATTCATATAGAACAATTTCCCGATCTTCTCATCTAACATCGTCTGGTATTGTTCCATGCAGTCACTATAAGACTCAATAATCTCTCTGTATTTACCGAGTTCATGTCCTGAATAGAGCTGTGCTTTGTCTACTAGCAGTACTTGTTCGTTGTATATATAAGCTTTGATCGCTAAAATGATCAGTTTAGTAAACTCAGGGATCAATCTCGGTCTGATGGTGGATAACTCATCATCGTTTTCTAAGATACATACCAATGTTCCAACTGCTGGTGTCATCGGACTATCATGAACTAATATCGTATTCTCACCAACAAGATCTACTCGGGTAGACTCTGCTACCTGGGGATCAGAGATAGAGTTTAGTAGATAATCCGTTGCACGATTTAACATCGTGTTTTGACATTGGGTCTGGTATCCATAAGAAACGTTATTTAACCGATAAGGCTGGTAGTTGATAGAGATCACTGTAGTGATAGCTCTGCCACCAGTAAGCTCTTTCGGGATATAGTAAGTAAACGTGTTCTGATCAGAGTAGACTTGTTTGGCATAGGCTAGTGGGATATAGGAGTATACACCATTGGTGACATTGAGGTCTTGAAGGACAAACTTCAAGATGACTTCTTCTTTGATTCTTTGTTCTAGGGATTTCGGAGAAGCTCTTTGCATATAGCTTCTGTCTATGAAGGTATTTTCGAGTATCGGTCGAGGGATTTCTCTCGTCGCTCTATTGATTGCATGTTGGATAGCATTCATGTTTTCTGTACCTGTATATATGTTGGATAGTCCAAGATTCATAAGAAAACACGAACATCACGTCATTTCATCG